CGTACAAGACTATGTTGATATGTCTATCTCGTCTACTATCAACCTACCGCCGTGGGGCAGTGAAGGCAACAACGAAGACCGTGTGATGGAGTTTGCTACAATACTGGCTAAGTATGCACCACGTCTGAGAGGCTTTACTTGCTACCCTGACGGTGCGCGAGGCGGTCAGCCGCTAACGATGTGCAGCTACAAAGAAGCTATGAAGCACAAGGGTGTGGTGTTTGAGGAGAATAGCGAGACTGTGTGTGCCTCTGGTGTCTGTGGTATCTAGTGGGTCGTTACTGTAACGGCTGTATAACGCTAAAAGAGGTTGGTTCAGCTTGTGTGTGTAGGATAGTCTGGGATGTAGATCATCTACCGCACAGCCTGAAACAGCTCATGGAAGAAGACGAGAAGGTTAATGATTTTATTATTAGAGGTAGGAAAGTAATAAAGCAGTTAACTGACGAGTAAGAAAAAGCCCTATAGAGTATCCCAATCTCTATAGGGCTTTTTGTGGCTATAACAAACGCACGATCCAAAGGTAGCACTAAGGATTAGGTTACTTCTTTTTCTTCTTCTTAGTTGTCGCCTTCTTCTTAGGCGGTGTAGGCTTGCTTTTATTTGAGTAAGAATAGTTCATAACAACCTCTTTTATGTTTACAAGTTAATAAATCCATGTTATTCTTTTGATGTCTCCGCCGCCGGTGAAGTCCCTATTGAGGCAGGTTAGCTCTGAAGGCGTCTTCCTTCTCTGCTTGTTCTTCGTTGATAGCTCTACGATAGATGTCATAGTAAGTTGATGTAAGTCTTCCTGTGCTGCTCTTAGCAAACTCAGAAGCTCTAAAGGCAGTCATGTCCATGTTGTTGTTTATAAGCAAAGCTGCTAACTCACTAGGCTTTCTCATGTCTTTAGGAGTGTTAGCCATATAGCTTTTAGTCAATGCTAGTCCGTCAGAACCTTGTAGTTTAATAGAAGTCTTCATTAGCGTTCCACTACGCTTTAGAGCGTTTAACGAAACTCTTCTAGCAGTTTCAGCAATACTTAAACCAAAAGTAGCAGCACCTGCTGCAGCGGCGACAGGAACAGCTATTGAGGGGTTTGCTGTAGCGTACACAGCTGTACCAAGAAGAGTAGACAAAGTTCCATAAGCGATGTTTTTAGCGCCTCCAGATAAAGAACCTATTGTTTCTAAAAACTCACTAGTGTTCTTTCCTGCTATAAAATCGTCAATTAACTTCTTCTCTGCTTTAGTGAAGTACATACTTTTCTTATTATTGTTTAACAACTGAGCCATTGCAGGTCGTAAACGCTGTTCAAAAGTTTTACCGCCTTCCATCTTCTGAGCTTGTGCTGTTCTTGTTAAGTTAGTAAACATATCATCTAACAAGCCCACAGTGCTTTGTCGTCTCCAAAGCTCACGAGCTGTTATAATAGCAGGGTCTGTGGATTGTAAACTCAATATAGCATCGTCTAAGACTCTAGCAGCATCTCCTGCCGCTCTTGCAACGTCGTCGCTTCCTTCTGCTGCTTGTTTCGCCAAACGACTGTGTGCTTTATCTAGTGTTTGAAAATCAACAGTACCATCTTCTATTGATTTAAGAACTGAACCGAGTCTATTACGTATAGTACCGTATGAAGGGTCGACAGTAATTTCCTCTTTGAAGAATTGATTTATGTTGTTAGATAGCCTAGCTGCTTCGTTTGGCTTTAATTGTACATCTTTAAGTTGTTCGTATATGTAGTTTGACGCTCCCTTTAGAGCCTCTTTATTTGGCAAAGACTCTGTCAAGAGTTTGTTGGCAGCGTAATCAATAACACCGTCAAACACGACTTTAGCCGCTGAAGGAGTTATCATCTGCCCTGCTATTCTAGCTGCTTCTTTAGCGTTAGGGTCATCAGCTTGTGCAGCAGCTATTTCACCACCAAAACCACCAGTAACGCCAAAGACAATATCGTCAATAGGTTTGCCAGATCCTAGCAGCTCAAAGACGTTCTTAGCAGTTCCTGTTTCCAAACCTTTAGCGATAGCTTGAGTGGTAAGCCTCTGAGCAGGGTTCATAGACATAACCAAGCCTGTAAACTCGCCCGCACCTGCTGCAATGTCAGTAGCTACTCCTTCTCCTGCAAACTCACCCTTCTCAGCTACCATGCCTCTTAGCGAGAAAGGCTCTGTTTCTCTAAAGGCTGCTTGTGGAGAGTCAGGAACGTCACGAATACCAAGCATAGCCTGAGCATACGGACGAACTTGCTGCTCTACAGCACGTATAGGTGTTGTTATAAAGTCAACTAAAGACGCAAAAGGTCTATCAACGCCTGCTACGTACTCCATGCCGACATCAACGGCACGTTGTATTCCAGTGCTTTGTAGCTTGTCCACAGGCGTTGGCGTAGCTACAGGACGAGAATCTTTACGACGCTTCTGTGCAACTATATAAGCCATGTCTTCAGGAGACGGTGGAGTGTCGCTTTCTATAACTGTGACAACCGCGCCTTGTTCGTCTAGAACTTCGTAATTAGGCATTACTTAACCTCTCTGTACGTAAACCCTGATCCTGCTCTTTGTACGGTAGGGTCTGTTATGTCTAAAGAAGACTTAGGAGGCTCTTCCAGACCTATCCATTGCTCAACAGTCCATCCTTTTCTAGCTTTCTTTCTGGCTCGCTCAAAGCTGCTACGTATGGATGCAAAACGCTCTTCAAAGTCTTCTTTCTTCATTCCAATTTTTAGGCTGTCGACAAGACTCTTTAAGTCAAGTAGTTCTCGTTCTGTTAGTTGACCATAGCCAGAAGAACCGTTATCGGACGCTGCTCTAGCAGACTGAAGCGCATCGTAGCCTAAGTTTGCTAGAACTGTTGTCACGTCTCCTGCTAAGGTGTACTGATCTGTTCCCGGAACAAAACTCAACACAGCGTCGCCAAAACCTGTGCTGACTGGTTCGTTACCGCTAGCGCCTGATAATGCGTCCTCGACTCTGTCCATAGTTTGAAGAATATCACCAGTTTTTTCTAAAACAAGCTCTCCTGCTGCGTTTGCAGACCTTACTTTTTGTTTAACTTCTGAATAATCCGCTCCGGTAGGGAAAGCAATCATTTTAGGAATGCCATATTCGTCTAAAACTTCGTTTCCTTCTGCGTCCTTTACTGGCTTGTACTCCCATCCGTCGTCACGCTTTAACTTTAAGTGTCGACCTGCGAGTATGCGTTCTTCTTCTGTTGTTGCTTTTCTTTCGGCAAGCCTAAACGCAGTAAGAGACTCAGGCGTATATTGACTAGTGTTTAAGTTTTGTAAACCCAAACCAGTATCTTGTGCTTCTTCTGTTGGCGAAACTTTCCACTCGCCTTTTAAGTTGTCCCACACCGCACCGTTCTGTACGTTGTAGCGGTCTTTGTTAGGAGCTATGCTTTCTAAAAGACCTTCTATATTGCCATCATACGTTCCTGCTTCAATGGCACTAAAAGCAGCATTCTGCATAGCAGGGTCAAGGTCTTCCACAGCTGCTACAGTGTCCATCATAGCATTGCGCTGTTGTGTCCTTACCAGTGCTTGTTGCTCTTGTGTTCTTTTTTGTGCCGTCATCTGAGCAGCTGTCTGCCGCAGTTGTATAGCCTTAGCAGGGTCTATAGCGTCAGTCATAGACGCTAAACGTATTAGGTCTTGAGGGTTGTTTGGGTCTACGCCTTGCATAGCTTCACGCAGCTTTTCAGAACCTGTACGTGTATCAACGCCAAACAAGCCACCTGCAGCGGCACGGAGCTGTTGCTGTTGTCTAGGTGCGTTAAGTGCAGCAACGCCACCTACAGTGTCTAACACGCTAAGTAGGTCTGACTGCTGTTGACGCATTTCAGCAGCAGGGTCTGGCAAGATGTCAGAAAATAATGAGTTAATGTTAATTGGATCTGCCATGTTAAGCTACTCCCATCTGTCGTAGAAACTCTAACGAACCTTCAACAGGCGCAGGAGCAGTGTCGCCGTTTCCTAAAATGTTCTGTAGAATGCCTTGCAACAAACCAGTCTGCGTAACTTGTCCTTGCGCTCCAATCTGACCTGCTAACAAGTTTGTTATACCTTGTATGCGCTGCTGTTCTAAGTTAGCTGCTGTACGTTCTGCTCCTTGTTGTGCTGACAAGCCTGATTGTAACAACGACGTACCAAACTGCGCCCCACGAGCCTGTCCTGTAGTAGCAATGTTAGACAAGTTAATAGCAGGTGATAGAGTGTTAAGAAGTTGCTGTTGTGGCATATAAGACTGCTGTAAAGCAGAAAGCCCTACGTCACCTAGCAGCCCGAGCCTAGCCCTAGTCTCTTGCAAGCCTGCTAGAGTCTGTGAAGACTGCAAAGCCTGCTCTTGACGTGCTTGCTCTATAGCTCTAACGCCCAAGCCTGCCTGCTGTTCTGCTAGAGCCTTCTCTAAAGCTAGCTGCTCTGGTGTACCGCCAAACATAGACGTTTGTACACCAAGTCTGCCTTGGTTAGCTAGTCTCTGTTCTAACTGTAAACGCTGACGTTCTTGCTCTGGCGCTACAGCAGCCTGTAGACGCTGCATGATGTCAGCTTCACGTTGCTGCAAGCCACCGCCTGCACCTGTCAACATACTAATTACATTAGCCTGCTCAGCTGCACGCTCTTCTGGACTACCAAGCATACCAAACGCTTGTGTACCAAAACCTTGTAACTGCTGTTGCAGAGCTTGTTGCTCAGGAGACAGTGTTGTTGTTAAACCGCCTTCAGGAGTTGTAGAGACACCGCCAATGCCGGACGTTACAGTGAAGGGTTTAAACTGCGTCTGTCCTACAACGTCAGTAGCAGCCGTTTCAGCACGCTGCATAGCCTGTGCGCCTAAATCACGAGCGCTTTGTATGCCTTGTTCAGCTCCATACAGAGCACCTGCACCTGAAGCAAGCCTAGCTGCTGTGTCGCCTGTTAGAAAATCAAGTAAACCTGCCATTATACAGTCCTTCCTCTAGTTAGATCGAGCAAGCCTATAAATTCAGGCTTTAAGTAATCCATTTTAAACTCACTTGTAAATATCTCATCAGCTAACGGTGTAGCTATAGTGTTTAGTGTTAGCAAACCTGTCAAACCATCTCTACCGTCTCTACCGTCTTTACCGTCAGTTCCGTCACCACCATTAGTTCCGTCTCTACCATCAGTTCCGTCTCTACCATCAGTTCCGTCAACTCCGTCAATGCCATCAATTCCGTCAGTGCCGTTAGTTGGTGTGGTTATTGTAGGTGTTGTAGCTGTTATTGTAGGTGTTGTAGCTGTTATTGTAGGTGTTGTGTCAGTTGAGCTAGCAACTCCTCCACTAGTATCCACAACAGCAGTATCGGCAGTCCCAGTAGTATCAGCGCTAGTGACAGGAACCTCAGCAGTAACAGCAGTAGTTGTTTCATTAGTTATTGTGGGCATTCCTGTGTTTATGTCTACGTTAAGTATTCCAACAGACTTGTTAGTCTCTGCATCTACTACGTGTTCTGCGGCAACGCCGTCAGTTCCTATAATAGGAGTAACTGTGTACACTCCACCGTCTTTAAGAACAGCGTTACCTGCGTTAGGCACACTGTCGCCTCTAGTAGAGCTTATAAAGCTGTCTGTAGCTGCGTTATATGTCCATTCTTCGTTAACATCACTTACAGTCTCTGTAGAGCCTCCTGACGCAACTGAATCAACAATAGTGTCTATATCACCTGTTAGGTCTGGATCGCTCTCTAACGAGCTTGTAGAGCCTCCTACAGGGTCTACAGAGGCTTCTGCAGCTGCTCTGTCAGCAGCGCTTGGTACATTGACAAACGGTTGGTTACTGCCTACAGTTAAACCTATTAGTTCTGATGCTAAGTCGCCTCGTGTGTTTAGCGTCTCTGCTATCTGCTCTGGTGTTACACCTGCAGCTTTAGCTTGCTGTATAGCATCCAGTATTAACTCACCCGCGCCTTCTCCTGTGCTGCCTAAAACTGTGTTAAGGCGTTCTTGCCCTGCATACAAAGCTGCTTCTTCTGCAGTCATTGGTGTTGCTTCCATGCTCTTATCAAAAAAGCCTAAACCGTCAAGAGCAGAGTAAATAGCGTAAGCAGGCCCAAGACCTTGGAATAAAGTAGATAAACCAAGTTGAGATGCTCCTGTTTTTGCTGCTTCAGTTGCTACTTTAGAAACAGGACTACCCGCAACTCTAAAAAGACCGTCAGGTAACTGTATTAGATCAGACATAATAATTCCTAAGTGTTGCGCTCTACTTTGTTAACCTTCTCAAAGGAGCGTAAGCCGCCAAGACCAAGCATACCCATCAACACAGGTAGCATTGTAGCAAGGTCAATCATAGGCACTTCAACGCCTGTCTCTAACAGATTCAAAGTCATGTTTACAAAAGGTATGATTAGAAAGTTACCTGCCATACCTAACACACAAACCCATCCACAAGCAGGTCGCCATCCGGCTACAAACATACTGTTATGCTTAGCTTCGACCTTGTTAATCTCTAGCTGTGCTTTGACTTGCTCGTTCGTATGACGCTCTGCCATAGTCGCAATGTCATGAGCTAGTTTTTCTTTTAAGTCTTTATCGGGTATTGCCTTGTCTAATAAGTCCGACACTGGCCCAATGAGTGACCCTAGCATTGCTAACATTTAAGCCACCGCTAACACAATAAGGATAAAAGCAGCTAATAAAATAGTAACAGTAGCCTGCTCGTCAGTCGCGCCCATAAACTTAGCTTTAACAAACTTACCTATGATTTTAGCATACTTCATATACTTATGTCCTGTTTTTTAGCACTGTTAGGTTTGGTTTAACGTCTTCTTCAGGCTCTATAATAAAATAGTAAAGCTCTAACAACTCTTCTATTGAGTAGTTGCCTTGTGTTGCTCTGACTAGCTCAAGCATCAATGTCTGCTTAGCCTCGTCAAGAGTCATTAGTATGTTCCACCGTCAATAGTAGACAAAGTAAGTGTACCAGTGGCTGTTAAGTTAGCTACTGTTACTGTGCCTGTGAACGTAGGAGATGCTAGATTAGCTTTACTGTTTACTGCAACAGCAATAGCGTCAAACTCAGCACCAACTTCAGTACCTTTAATTACTTTAGCAGGGTTGCCGCTGACCATTGCGTCTTTAGCTGCAAAGTTAGTTATCTTAGTGTAATTACTCATTAGACAATCCTTCCTAGTAATGCGTGTATGTTTATCTCTTGTAGAGCAATAGTCTTACCTTCTACTGTTGTTTCTACGCCTACAGCTACCACAGTTCCTTGACCGCTAGTGTTAATCTTTTGACGATTGATAAGAGCAATAGACGACGAATACTCAGCCTCTGTGTTAAATTCTGAGATGTTGTACTGACCTACGTTAGACTTAGGCAAGATATAAGCCTGCTTAGTGTACGCACCAGAATAGTCGTAAGCCCAGTTAAGCACTACAGTAGCTTCAGCACCGTCAAACGTAATTAAGTTTATCTTCTTTAAGAACTTGAGCTTAGATGTGTCACCAAAGCTCAACGGATGGCTAAAGTAGCTGAGCAAGTAACCAGTAGTGTTGTCTGTAAAGCCTGAGTAACTAGCTACACCTGTCTTAGAACCTATGTACAACGCCTCTGTTGATATAGTTGTAAAGCACAGCGGGTTAATGTGCGACCATGTAGTTGCTCTGTAGCTGCCGTCTTGTAGCGGAAACCGTGTATCAAAGCAGTAGACAACACCTAGTTCTTGGAAATTAAGCAGCACAAACGCCTCACGAGGAGAGTAGTGCATACTGATGTTGCCTGTCTCTGCTATAAACAGTGACTTAATATCGTTGTTTACGTTCTTAGAGATGTCACCAATAGGCGCTGACTTCTCTTGTATTGTTCTAGCAAGACTACGAACACCTGAGTCATCTAAGAAGATTAAGTCTTTACCAGTAGACACAACAGCGTCTCGTGACACGCAACCTACGTTAGAAATTGTATCGCTCAGCGTCATAGTAGCCGGATCGTCTGCACCTGAGTAGATAACAATAGAGCTGCGTCCAAAGATCACTAGGAAGCCGTTGTGAGCTGCTAGAGCAACGATAGTGTCGTACCCTGTAGGCCACACCTTAGTAATGTCTATCGAACCTGTAGAGCCTCCTGACCAATGTGTACCGTTAAGCAAGTCAGACCAGTAGATTGTAGACTTGTCATTAGTAAAATCTGCTACCCATAACCTACCGAACGCTGCTAAACACTCATTACCCTGTGGCGGTGTGCCTGTAGAGTGT